AGGGAAAGACTTACCTAATGCTAAAAAGTTAAATAAATATTTATTTAAACATATTAAAGCTTGGTACAAAGCTGATCCTAAAGGTGAGATAAAAACTAATTCAGGTTATGGTTGGCATAGTAAAACCAACATGAATGAGAAAAAAGTATTTGATCCTCTTACATCAGAACTATTTAAAATGGCTGAAGAGTGCAATAAAGATTATGGTGTACAACCTAAACTAGGACTTGGTAATATGTGGGCTAATATAAATCCAACACACAGTTATAATAAAACACATACTCATCCTAACTCATTATGGTCAGGTGTGTACTATGTTAAAGTACCAAAGGACTCAGGTAAATTATTTTTAGAGGATCCTCGACCAGGGCCTAATACTTATATGCCTAGACGACTAGACAACATACCTAAACAACTATGGCGTGTAGTAGCTTACGATGCAATAGAAGGTAGAATGGTATTCTTTCCAGCATGGCAACCCCATGGTGTTGATATAAATATGAACAAAGAAAAAGGTGAAAAGAACTGGAGAATATCTGTATCTTTTAATTTTATACAAACATGAGTTTTAAAAAAAATAAATATCAAATTATTAGAAATGTTATATCAAAAGAACTAGCTGACATAGCTTATACTTATTTACAAATATCAGCAGAGGCAGATCATTGGATGCTTACGAATCAAGTAACACATGAAAAAAACCCATTGATAGGTAATTTTAAAGATGAACAAGTACCAGGTTCCTATGCAAAATATGCAGATAGATTAATGGAAACATTACTTATTAAAACAATACCTGTAATGAAAGCTAAGACAAACTTAGATCTAATACCTACCTATTCTTACACAAGATTATATAGAACAGGTAATATATTAAACAGACATAAGGATAGACCTAGTTGTGAGATATCAACAACACTTAATTTAGGTGGGGATCCATGGCCTATATTTATAGATCCAACAGGAGAAAACAATGTTATTGATGAATATCAAGGTGTTATAAAACCTGATGCACCTAAAGGTGTACAAGTTAATTTAAAACCTGGTGATATGCTTATATATTCTGGTTGTGAGTTAGAACACTGGAGAGAACCTTTTCAAGGCAAGTTATGCGGACAAGTATTCCTACATTATAATCATGCAAATGGACGCTTTGCAAAGTCCAATTTATATGATAAAAGACCTATGTTGGGTATACCCAAAACTCGTTGATTCACAACGCACTTTAATATAATCTAGGATACATATGTTACAAAAAGTGGCTTTTTTGCCGGGATTCAATAAACAGGTTACTGCAACAGGCGGTGAAAACCAATGGATAGATGGTGACAATGTTAGGTTTAGATATAGCACACCTGAAAAAATAGGTGGTTGGGCTCAATTAGGGTCTACAGAACTTACAGGAAGAAACACAGCTATACATCATTTCGTAAACGCAATAGGTATTAAATATGCTGCGTTAGGAACTAACAAAGTTTTATATGTATATTCAGGTGGTATCTTTTATGATATACACCCTATCAGACTTACAGCAACTTTAACAAGTGCCTTTACAACTACAAACGGATCAGCAACAGTTACAATAACTTTTGCGTCAGATCATGGTTTAAATATTGGTGATGTTATATTATTAGATAATTTTTCAACTATCACTAATTCTAATTTTGCAGCTGGAGATTTTAATGATATTAAATTTGAAATTAAAACTATTCCAACAGATACAACTTGCACAATCACTATGCCTTCTGTTGAAGGTGGTTCAGGAGCAACAACTTCTGGTGGTATTAGAGTACAAGCTTATTATAGAGTAGGACCTGCTGTAGAATCAGCAGCTACGGGTTGGTCATTAGGTCAATGGGGTGGAACACAATCAGGACAATTTATATCTACTTTATCATCTGGTATTAATGCATCAGTTACAAGTTTAACTTTAGCTAGTGCTACATCGTTTCCATCATCGGGCACAGTAATTATTGGAGCAGAACTTATTACATATAGTTCTAAAAGTGGTAACACTTTATCAGGTTTAAGCCGTGGTACATCCGGAACTACAGCAGCTATACATTCCTCAGGTGCGCAAGTTATAGACGCTGCTACCTACGCTGGTTTTGGTGCAGCTTCATCAGGAGATATAGTCACAGCACCAGGTATGTGGTCGTTAGATAATTTTGGTAATAAATTAATTGCAACAATATTTAGTGGTGAAACATTTACATGGAGTTCTGACGCTACAGATGCAACAGCTACAAGAGCAGTTTTAGCAAGTGGTGCACCTACAGCATCACGTGATATGTTAGTATCTACACCTGATCGACACTTAGTATTTTTTGGAACTGAAACAACTATTGGAACTAAATCTACACAAGACCAAATGTTTATAAGATTTTCTTCTCAAGAAGATATTACAGATTACGTACCTACAGCAACTAATAGTGCTGGTACACAAAGACTGGCCGATGGATCACGGATCATGGGCGCACTTAGAGGTAGAAATGCAATCTATGTATGGACTGATACAGCATTATTCTTAATGCGTTTTGTTGGTGCACCTTTTACATTTGCCTTTGAACAAGTAGGAACTAACTGTGGATTGATTGGTAAGAATGCTGCGGTAGAAGTGGATGGTACAGTTTATTGGATGTCAGAAAATGGTTTCTTTAGATATGGTGGACAGTTAGAATCACTACCATGTTTAGTAGAAGATTTTGTTTTTGATGATTTAAATACAATAACTAAACAACACGTTAATGCAGGTTTAAATAATTTGTTTGGTGAGATAAATTGGTTTTATGTATCATCTGGTGCTAATACAGTTAACAGAGTTGTAACATATAACTATTTTGATTCTACACCTCAAAGACCTATTTGGACTACAGGTACATTAGATAGAACGGCTTGGTCAGACTCTGCTATTTTTGGTAAACCACATGCTACACAATATGATACATCTACAAACGGTTCATCAACTTCATCAACTTATGTAGAAGGAAACACGGATGGTGTTTCAATATACTATGAACACGAAACAGGATTAAACCAAGTTAAAGAGGGAGCTGAAACAGCTATTGCTGCAAACATAGAATCAGGAGACTTTGATATATCTATTACTAAAGAAGGAGGAGCAAGCACAAAAGGTGATGGCGAATACATGATGAAAATTAGTAGAGTCATACCAGACTTTTTAGCACAAACAGGAGACGCTACAGTTACATTACAACTAAGAGATTTTCCAACTGATGTAGAGGCAAGCTCAGCTTTAGGACCATTTACAGTTACAACAAGCACTAAAAAAATAGATACAAGAGCAAGAGCACGTGCTATATCATTAAAAGTATCTAACACAAGTACAAGTCAATTTTGGAAACTTGGTACATTTAGATTAGATATACAACCGGACGGAAGAAGATAATGGCTAGAATAACACAAGTACTGACATTTCCATCAAAAGAATATAATCAATTAAATGCTCAGTCTTTAAATAGAGATTTAGATGCTGTACTACAAAAACTTAACACTACGTTTCAACAAGACTTAAAAGATGAGATTGAAGCGTTTAACTTTTTTTTAAATTAATGGCAAACTCATTTGTAAACAAAAAAGTAGACTTAACAACAACTGGTGTTACTACTATATATACCGTACCTTCAGCTACAACAGCTGTAATTAAATCAATTTTAGTGTCAGAAGACACTGGTAATGCAGACACAATTACTGTATCATTAACTAATACAAGTGCCGCCATTTTTAGTTTGTTTAAGACTAAAGCTATTGGTGCTAACGCTACAGTTGAATTATTGACTGCGCCTCTCGTAGTAGAGGAAAGTGAAATTATTAAAGTTACAGCAGCTACAGCTAATCGTTTGCATGTAGTTTTGTCTGCATTAGAGATTAAACCACGACAGGTAACAACATAGACTATGGCAATAACTAGAGCACAAATAGCAAGACAATTATTAGCACAAGGTGGAACACCTGGTAATACAACTCGACAAAGAGTTTTACCAAGAACAGATGGTAAACGTCCTGGTTACTATGGATCTGATGCAGGTTTTGGTAGTGATTCTTATAAAGATGAATCAGCTTCTTTTGACGCTGGATCCGGTAGTGGTGGAAGCGATCAAGATTTTGCAAGAGCAAGATCTGCAATGGATGCACGTGCAGCTGCAGAAGCACAAGCAGCTAGAATAAAAGAAGAAAAAAGAATAATAGAAGAAAAAAAAATTCAAAACGCAATCGCAACTGCAAAACAAAATCCTTTTGCAAAAGTATTTAATAACCCTTTTGTTAAAACAGCAAAAGCTGTGACAAACCCTATTGGTTTTATTGCTGGAGAAATATTTGAAAAAGAAAAAACTAAACGAAGAGATAAAAAAATGAGGGAAATTCTTCAATTAGATCCTACTATAGCATATACAGGGGCAGATTTTGGTTTTGTTAATGCAAAAAATCCTACTACTACTTATACTTCAGACGGAGATAATCCCTTGATTCCAGAACCATTTATGATACAACCAAATATAGAACAAGAAGTTATTGAGGAAGAATCAACTCCTTATGACTTTGATTTATACGCCGCAAGAGATAATAGAGTAGCAAGCAGATTTGCTCAAGGTGGCAGAACAGGATTTAATATGGGCGGCATGGATCAAGAATTACAAGCAGGAGCACCTGATTTAACAATAGAAGGAAATCAAATTCCTCAACAAGAAGAAATGGCTTCAGCACCAGGTATTGATGCAGAACTATATCAATTATTTTTAGACGCATTAAGAAAAGGTGACGTACCTCAAGGTACAACTTTTGATG